GAGTAGTGATATTACTAAACTCAATCATATTAAGTTTGTAACGAGGTCCGCTTGTTTGTTTAAATAAGTTTCCATCAAAATCATCGAAATCCCATTCTTTTGAAACAAGTTTATCCCAAGTAGGTTTATTAATTCCGTAAACAACTGATGCTGTTGAATAATAATCTTTAACAAATGGGTCTTCATCATGTAATAACGCTTTATAACCACCAGCAATAGTTTTAGAGTTTCCTACTTCTCCAAAACGTTTAAGAGCAGTTAATTCACTTTCATAACCACGAACAACTTGGTGTCTTGCGACAACAAGATTTACAATACCCATACCGTTAATATCAACTTCATCTTTTGCTTCGCGAAGATGTTGTTCAGATAAATAAGTAGAAATAGAATTTACTTGAGGATTGTACCAATGATTTGTTGTTCTATTAATACCATGATAAGTATTTCCAGTAGTTAAAGCATCTTCTAAACCGCTAATTTCAACATTGTAAGCATCGGCATTGACAATTACATCATCTTCAGCAACACTGATTAAAGTAACTGTTTTGGCAGTATAATCAGTTGATTGAAGGTATATTTTCTTATTTGTTTTATCAATATTAACAACTTCTAATTCATCTGCTAAAACTGCATAACTACCAGATACATCTAAAATATCAACTCTCATACCAATTGAGAAACGTTGAACATTATCAACAACCACATCTACTCCACCTGATGCAGTGAAATCTTCATCTGTTAAAGCAGTAGCAACTGTTGTAATTACACCAGTTTGTGATGTAAACATTTGACGTGCTTTATCGTTTTTAGCACTGATTAGCATATCCGCCATTTCAGAACTTAATAAATCTTCAAATGCACCACGATTATCACCTTGAGCAATTGTTTTTAAATCAATTAAACAAGATGCTGTCAAGTTGCGTGTGTATACTTTTTGTTGAGCAACACCAGCAGTAGATGGATTTTTGTAATCAGCAATATCGCTAATTGAACCTGCACCACCTTGAACACCTTTTTTCAATCCGTAAACAGCATATTTACCACTCATTGATTGGTAATTGTTTTGCTCCATTTGGTTCATGAAATAGTGTTTGTCAGGGTCTTTAATATTTTGTCTAAAACTTGGTAAATAAAATTCAAATAAACTATTTTGAATTTCAGTAGCATTAAATCTTGCACCTGTATTTGGCATTTAATTCACTCCTTATTTTATTGGTTTCTTACACCTTCTCCTGAACGAAGTCGTCTTGCTTTCTTAGCCATTTCTCCAGCCCTTTTAAAACTGTCATCATTTTTGTATAAATCAGCAGGATTTTCTTCTCCAGGAATGTTGTTTCCGTCACTTTTTCCTGGATTAGGTGGAAGGTCTTCTTGGGGTTTAAAATTATTAATATCTTTTTTAGGGTCATTTTTTGTATTATTAGATTTCTTCATACTTTCAGCAATAGCCTTATTGAATAAGAAAGAAAGGTTTTGGCTTTTGATTAAATGTTCTTTTTTTGTTACATCTAATTTATCCAAACTATCTAAATCTTTTTTCAAAATTCCTTCTGCTTTTTTAACAATATCTTCTGGGTATTGAGATTTAAAATCTTCAATAGCATTAGATTTCATTTCTTTTAAATCTTGATTAATTTGCTTTTCATAGATGTAATTAAATCTTTCATCAATTTTGTCAGTGTTACTCTTGTTGTCTGTTTCAGTTTTTTTCGGTTGAGTTTTTTTAATTTTACTCAATTCTTGAGTTGATTTTGTATGTGCTTTTTGAAGATTTCCATACGCTTCAAGAATTTTTTGTTGACCTTCTTTTGTTGTTGGGTCAACTTCGAGGTTGCCTATTTTGAAACTTTGGGTTACAGTTTCTTGTTCATCTGCTCCAACGTCTCCACCTTGACCAGTATCAGCATCACCAGTTGTACCAGCATCATCACCAGGCGAGTAATAAACGGTGTTTAATAAATCGAAATAATTCATTTTTTAATTTCTCCTTTTTTAGAACTCTTTATCAGGGTTACAGTAAACTGCTCCATCAAAAGGTTATTCTTTTATAGTTTTATTATATAACTAATAGTAATTGTTGTCAAAATGTTTTTTTAATCTTTGTAATTGACTTATCTTGCTCTTTGTTGCGCTAAAGCGATATTTGTTGCTTTAATTTGTAAAATCATTTGATGTTTTTCAATGTGGTCATGCAACATTTTATCTACTTCAATTGCAATTTGTGGGTCTAGACCAATCATAATTTCTTCGTATTCTTCAGATTTTAAGAAATCAGAATGTTCCTTAATATGTACCATATGATTGTCTACAACTTTGTCTACATCAATTAACATTTGTCTGACCGCTCTTTTGTTTTCTCTCTTTGCTTTTTCAATATCCTTTTTGTGTGGTATATTTACATCCGCTTTAAAACTACCCATTCCAAAACTTTCTAATGCTAACATAGTATTGTCGTATCCATATCTATTTTGTTCGTCAAATATTCCCATACCCATTAAATCCATCAACATTTGTTGTTGTTGTGCTGGAGACTTAACTAATGCATTTTTATTTTTAATATGAATATTGTCATTAATTAAATCTTTGTTCCAACCCAAGTCATTATCATATTTTTCTTGATATTTGACAAAACGCTGACCAACTGTATATTGTTGTAAAAGTCTAATTGTGAATTTGGCCCAATATTTAATTCCTCTTGCGATTTGCAAAACAGGAGTTATCATTCTTAAATCCTCTTGTTCCATAAGCATAGACATTTGTGTAGCGCTTCTCACTGCACTATTAATTTGTGTAACGTCATATGCAGAAAAACCTGGAACTTTAACAAATAGACTATTTAAACTTTCAATTTCATTTCTAAATTCTGTTAAATTTGTTTGGTCAACAACTTTTTCTGGAGGTTTTCTTCCATTTCTGTAACCAATAATATTACCAGGCGTATTGTTAAGTTCTGTTGACTGACTTAAACTTCCTTCAGCAACTTTCCATTGACCAATTGCAATTCTAGACAATGCTTCCATTTTTCTATTTTGAACACTATTATATTTTCTTTGAATAGGTCTTAAATCTGATATTGGAGTTGCCCCATAAAAGTTTCCAATTTCTTCACTTGCAACAATTCTAATAAATGGAAAATCTGGTTTATTATCTCTTCCAACGTTGTAAGGAATTTTTTCTTTATAATAAACTATTTTTTTACCAACACTTATAATTAGCCTTCCGTTCGGATATTCTAAACTTGGTCTTTCATAATATTCGTGTAAAATATTATGGTCTTTTAATCTTGATGTTGAAAAACCGTTATTATTATAAACATATCCCAAACCATTTGAAACACTACCTTCTTGCATTGTCACAGCATTTATTTCTTCATCAGGTAAATCATCATCTTTAAGGTTATATAAAAGTTTTAATACATCTTTATGATAAATTCTTGAATGAATACAGTACTGTGCTTCTTCTAAGTTTCTTCTTGAAATACTATCAACTTGAAATTCAAAAGGTGTTAAAACATCAACTTGAACATCACCTTCATAAATATCTTTTTTTCGATATAAATTATTTAATAACGTTTCTTTCATATCTGGATTTAAATAATTTGTATTTTCTACTTGATTAATAATATTTTCTATGTCAGGAAAAATCCTGTCACCAAGTTCGTTGTTCCAAATAACTTTTAAAAAAGCAGAACCAAAGGTTGCAAGATATTCACCAATTATATCTATCTTGTCTTCTATGTTTTGTTTTTCCCATTCATCATCAATTACAGCGTTTGTTATACTGGCTATTCGTTTATCTTTTTCTTTTGTCGTAATAGGAGTTGCAAAAGGATATGGTTTTTTTTGAGTAATGCGTGCTTTAAATGTTGTTTTCATATTACGCATTAAGTTATAAACTTCTCTTTCTTCGTAACCACCTATTCTATAAAAATCTTTAAGTTTTTTTGTATCAGGGTCAATAAATTTATATTGGTCTCCTGATATATAAGACATGTTTAATAACAAACTTTGATAAAGTGGTCTTAATTGATTTATGTTGCTATCATATAATTCTTTTATAGCACCTACAATTTGATTTTCTTCAGTAATTGATTTATCTAACTTTTTTCCAAAATCAAAATTTGGCATATTTAACAACTCCTAACGTTATTATTTTTGACTTTTCTTAATAGCCTCATTCGTTTGTTGAACTGCTTTTTCGTAATCTCCGACCATGTTGTCTTCAATATATTCATCTTCATAAAATTCTTTCGGTTTAAGTTCTTTCATATCTCCACTTATCATCATTTTGTCACGTTCTAATTTTAAATAAGCATTTCTGTCTTTATCCATTTCTTCTCTTTGTTTTCTAATATCTGCTTCATCTAAAACAGACTTTAATAAATACGACCGTTCTTTTCTGTGGTCTTTGTCAATTTTTATAATTCTAATTTCAGTAAAAATAATATAAACTAAAAACAATACAAATAAAATAATAAATCCAATTAATTCAATATTCATTCTAATCTCCTATCATACTAATTTTTCAATTAATAAATCTCTAAGTTTTTTATAATCGTCCTCTTTAATGCTATTATAATCTATTTTATACTTATCAGCAAGTTTAGTTAGTGCAGTTAAAAATCTTTCTTTCTTTTCATCATCTTTAATTTTACGCAAATCATAATTCAAAAGTTCTTTTTCTTTTTCAGATAAAACAATTTTTTTATTTATAACTTTATCCACTTTTGTATCATTTATAGGATTTAAAATAGATAATATTTTTTCTTGAATATCTTTGTCTGCGTTTTTAATTGCATCATAAAAAGTTTCATCGTTAACAAAAAATGAACCAATGCCAAATCTTGAGTTTTTATTTTTAATAACAAGATTGGCTTTTTTTCTTTCATTTCCACTTAATTCACAATATCCAGGTCTTTCTGTTTTAGTTATAGTATATTTTCCCATATTTTCTCCTATTCTTCATCTGTTTTTATTTGTTCTTGTAACTCTTCTACAATATTTTGGTCTAACGGTGTACCATCTAATAAAATAGCACCTTTAAATGTTGGTAAATCATCAGGGTATACAGTAATACAAACTTCGCTATAATCTCCATTTAATGCGTTTTCATAAATTTTTTTAGCAACCTGAACACTACCTTCTTCAAAATCAAGCCAATAAGTAGTATAACTAACAACCAATAATGCTTTTTCTTCCATATGACTATCCCATTCGTTTGAACAAGTATCATAAGGTTTTTCGGAACAGGATGTTAAAAAGAATAAAATCAAAATCAACATTAAAAATATTTTTTTCATTTTTTTCTCCTTTCATTTAATAATACAATTCTGGTTTATGTTTATTTAATTTTTTTTTAAAAAGTTTTTCTTTCCAATATCCAGGAGTTCCAGGAATATCTTTTGGCTCTTTAGGTGGCGTGTGTTCATTGGTGAAAGAGGTGTCACAATAATATCTAAAATCATCAACAGCGTGGTCTTCTTGATTGTCTTTTATTTCTTCTGGGTCTTCAATTTTACTTTCAATTGTTTTCAATTGTGAAATTAAATTAGGACATTCTTCACTAATTCTTATACGTGTTTTTTTGTATCCGTCATCATCTCTTTCTAAATATAACATTCTATGACATGCTCTCCAACCACGTTTTCTACTACCTTTTGAACTATCTGCTCTTATTGTTGTAAATGGAACAATGCCTTCTAAAACTTCAGCAGGTGTATCTCCGACAACAATACCGTCTTCATTTCTAATTGCAGTGACTTGTTTTCTATAAAGGTCATGAGGTAAAATCATATATTCTATTTCTTCTTCTGTTAAAGCAAGAATTTCTGCTCCAACATCTTCTATATGTTTATTGTTTTGATAATATTCTCTATAAACATATCTTACACCATCTTCATCAATAGCATACCAATGAATAGAACATTTATCATTAATACCCCAGTCCATAGAAATTGCTTTGCGCCATTCATCTTTGATTTCAACTTCACCTTTTTTGTACGTATGATATTTTTCTTCAAAATCAAAATGCGCACCAAGTGATACATACCAATCTCCATCAAGATAAACTTTTTGTAGGTTTTCAGATAATTCAAGTATATTTGCTTCGTAACCAGTTTCCATCAAATATTTATTATGTATTAATTTTGCTTCAATAAACGCAAGTTTAATTTCATAAACTATAGATGGGTCAACTCTTGAACGAACTTTTTTAAGCGCATAATATTTACCATATTCAGTACTTTCAACAAACTCTTTTCTTACATAATTTAAAGATGGTCCAATTGGGTTTCCAGTAAAAATAATTTTACCAAAACCACCAATTTCAGGTATATTTGAACGTGTACGATTTATTAAATACTTTATTTCATCTACTTGATGACTTACAACCTCATCAATCATTAAAATATCTTGTTCTAAACCTTGTTTAGACATTGCATCTCTTAAACTCTGTGAATAATCAAAAATCAATTTAGAGCCATTGTGCCAAGTTATAATGTTGTCACCTTTATTATACTGATAAATACGTTCTCCTGATTTTGTTTTTTCAGGATATATTTCAAGAAATTTAGCAACTAAGTTTTGTTCAACAGCAGAAAATGTTTCACGTATTGCTCTTATAACAACACCTGGAAATAAATCTAATAATATACCTGCTACCCACATTGCTCCATAACTTTTACCACCACCAGCAGAACCACCATAAAACGTTCTTGTGTATAAAAGAACGCTTTGTAGTAATTGTTTTTGCTTTTCAGTAGGTTCTATTTGTATTTGAAATTTTTCCATTAAATCACAACCTTACATTAAAAATCCATAATATTTACCAAACATTGTTTTTTCATATTGCATTGCTTTTCTAAATAATTCATATTCACTAACTGACAAACTTTTTATAAATTGAGTTCTTTCTAATTTATTTAAGTTACCCATATGAAGCAAAGATTGACCTTTAAATAAACTTTCAATTTGCGATTTTGCTTCATTAAATGTTTTGCCTTCTTGGGTTAATAAATAATCGTAATATTCAGCAACCATTTTATCAATGTATTCTTGGTCATTATAATTAATTCCTAATTTTATTGCATTTTTTAATCTGTCTTTATCTGTTGCATAACCAGGATTAGGATTGTAAGGTTTCCCAAGTTCTTCCATATAATTATATAACATAGATTTCACTTGTTGGTGTGCTTCATTGTTATTTTGTGTAACAAAGTTACCTTGATATTCAGCCATCATTTGAGCATATCCAACAGTGCCTTGTAATACGTTATCACTACTTAAATTATATTCATCTGGATAATTATTAATATAATCATACCAATAATCAAAAGATTTAGAAACACCAAATAAACTAGCAGTTTTTCTTGCTACATTATCTCCGAAAGTATATTTGTCATTAACTGGATACATGTTTCCGTCTGAATAGTAATCACCACCCATAAATATTTCATAAGGTGCTTTTAACAACGGTGTAACTCTACCCATAAAACTTTTACCATATTTTAAGAGCCATTCATCTTCATTAACTTCTGGAACAAAACTCATAACATCTTGTGCTAAATTAAATTTGTTTGCAACAAGTGGTCCCAATTGTAAATAGTTGTTCGTTTCAATTCCAACACTTGAAAGTAAATCATCAAGTGGCATTTCTTCTCCTTTGAGATATTCTGGTATTTCTTCATCTTCAGGTGCTCCAAACATACTTCTTTGCAACAAGTTCCATACCGCTTGAGCAATACCTAATTGTAGAGTTAGTGAAACACCAATTTTACCTGTATTTTCCAATTTTCTTCTATACGATATATTGTTATCAAATATTTCTGAAATGTAGTTTTGGTATAGTCTGTAATGCCATTTCACATTACCTTCTGGGAATAAGAAGAAAGGCATAAATGAACGGTTTACAAATTTTGCCATTCTACCTGCTTCTTTATAAGCAATAAAGTTTTGATTTGCGACACCACTAACAAATTTAAAGTTTTCTCCATTATCTAACAATTGTTTTAATTGTCCTTTTTTAGAAGCACCATAATGAATTTCTTTTCCACTATCAATTTCTCTTGCCGTTTCTAAACCATAAGACAGTCGTAAAATCATTTCTCTAAAATTTGTTGCTGTACCAACGATATCAAGATATTTTTTAAGCATTCGTTTTGCTTTATTTGTTTCACTACGCTTACTATTACTTATTTCTTCTATTTCTTTTTCAAGTTTATCCCATTGATTATTCGATATTTTTTGATTAATAACTTGCATTTCTCTATCAAATTGACCACCAAATAATTTTCTAAACTCATAAAATATTTTTTCTTTGTTATCGTAAGTACTATCTTTTGGGTCAAATTTATTGACCACTTTACCAGTTTTGTAATATTCACCAATAATTTTAATACTTTCTTTAACGTTTCTTAATGCCATAGGATTTGTTTGTGCCATTCTATAAACATCACTCATAAAAGCGGTATTTAAATTAAACTTTAAAATGCGTTCAGGTGATAAAATCATTAATGGACGCAACCATTTATTAAACAATCTTGTTGCTATACCTAAATCTCTAGGTGGTGTCATACTCTCAATTAAACCGTTACCAATATTTTTTGGAATAATCATTACTTCTTGATTTTGTAATAGTACATCTAAATATGTATCATCCATAGCAACTAATAATTGGTTCATAACTTCCGTTGAAAGTACTTCAGGGTTATCATATTGAATATCTACTAAACCAGTTAATCTAATTTGATTAATTTTTTTATTACCAACATAGTAAGATAAAGGATTACCATTAGAAGTTGTAATCATGTGAGTTTTTAAATAATCTTTTGGTAAAAAATCTTTGTATTGACTATCCATTGTTTGTTCAATAGATTTTTTATATTGGTTTCTTTGATTTAAAATACTTAACAATTCATTTGCTGTTGAACTACCTTTGAAATTTGTAGATGCAAACACTTGTAAAAAATGTTTATATTCCGCCAAATTTGGTGTTTCAATGTTTTGGCCAATTAAATATTCAATCACGTTTTTAAACTCTGGATGTGTATTATAAAAATTTGTCATTACATTATTATCAACTTCACTTTTAAATTTGTCATCAATATATTGAGTTGCTTCTTTGAAAACATAATCAAATCTATCAAAAACATTCATTTGTTCGCCATTTACTTCACCAACAAATTCATCACTTTCCATATCTTCTAAAATTTGGATGAGTTGTCTATCAACATTAAAATTGTTTTCTAATAAAATTCTTACTTTTTTGGTAATTTTTTTAAGTTTATCAAATACTTTTTTATCTTGCTTAGTCATTTCGTCATTTTCAAGTCTTTGAACAAAACCATTTAATTCATTTTGTATAGCATTTTGATAATCTTTTAAAACTTGCTTGTTTAAATCATACTTTTGTAATGTTTCAATCATATCTAATTGAATACGTTGTTGATAAAGTTGTCCTAAAGCAATCTGGTCAACATATAAAAAGTTATTGTCAATATCTTTATTAGTTCCCATACGTTGAATAAATTGACCAACATTTTTATTATTAAGGCTTGTTGCAAAATCCGCTAACGATTTACCATTTTTAAAATTAGCAACAGAAATTTCTACATCTCTAACAATGTTTTTATAATAGCGGTCAAAACGTTGCAAACTATCCATTATTTGTCTTGTTTGTTTAGGGCTCAAAACTTCTTTGGCTCTATTTACAAACTCATTTTTAACATCATTATACATTTTTTTTCTTGCTTTAAAAACATTTAATAATTTTTCATTTTGACCAAGTATAGAGTTTGGGTCAACATCTTTAAGTGATAAAGTTTCATCTTGCATCATTTCTCTTTTAACATAATCTTTGCCAAAATATTCTTCTCTTATTTCAATAACGGAGTTTAAATGAATTTGATTTTCATACATTTTTTTCATGTATTTATCGCTTTCAAGATTGTTTGTTATTTTTTTAATTTCAGAATTATTCATTTTTGTATTTTCATTATGAACACTTTGCTTGTTGGCAATTGTTTTTACTTGATTTTCAATATAAGAAATTTCTTGTTTCAAATTAGTAATTATTTTTTCGTCCGTTTCATTTTTCAATTTTTCTTTAACTTCTTGTTTACGCTTATTATAATATTTTTTTTCTTTTTCTAACTCTTTAAAAATTTCGTTATTTTTACTATTTTGTTTCTTAAGCCTTTTAATTGTTTCCTTTTTACCATTTACAAACTCTTTTATTTCAGGACTATTTTTAATTTCTTCTAGCACTTGTTCATAATCAAGATTTGGATTATTTTTAATTTCATCAATAATACTATCTTGCATAGGAACTCTCATATCTTCTAAATGATTGTCAACCATACTGCCAGTTAATATAATTTTTTGTAAATGTCTAAGTTCATCAACAGAAGCATCTTTTAGCATATATGTTAATTGCTTTTGGATAGCATCTTCAGCCATAGCACCACTTTGTTGTTGTGTAATTAAGGCTTGTTGTATTTCATAATTGTCTACATCTTTAAATGCTCTAAACATGTTTTTAATACTGTCAACAATGCTCCTAACAATACCTTTTTGTTCAACCTCACCTGTTGTGTCTTGTCTTTTTTCAATTATCTTTTCTAAACCTTTTGTAACTTCATTTTGTGTTGATAATTGACTTTTATATTCCTTTTTTGTTTTTGGAGAAATTTTATTAATAAGTTTTTGAATAGCCTTACCACTATTATTAATAGCATCATCTATTCTTTTAACAAGTCTTTCACCAGTAGTTACTTTTACATCAGGAGTAGTTTTTTCTATGTGTTCAACCATTTTTTTGCCACTACATGTATCAGCCATTATTTTCACCGCCTAATATTAAATTGTCTAATTCGTTCAAATTTTTCAATACATAAATTCTTTGTTGATGTTTATGTTCAAAGATTTTTTTCTTTAACTTAAAAACATCTGTTGAATACCC